GTAGCATTACAACTATATACCCATCCACAAGCCGCAACCATCGCTTTCCCCCAAGATATGCTTTGTGTGCGATTACTGCTGATGCCGATGTGGCTTGTGTTCTTTTCTTAGTTCTATTGGTATACGAAAAAGGGTTTGTAGTAGTTACAACAACCAGAAACCCCGAAATACCCATTAAGATCGTCTGTAGTTGTTGTTTTGAAGGACCAGACGTTGTAAGCTGGACTTCTTCTTTGGGTAACTCCCACTAAGACCTAGTTTCTAGTTCTAGGCTGGTTTACGGTGATCCAGCAAAACCGTCTATATTCCAAATAAGCCTTCAAAGCATTGACGGTGATGCACCGGATTTGTAACCCGGAAAACTTTGTTCAAGTCAAAGTGAAGGCACCAATCTCGTTTGTTGTTATAAATGCTCGGACAAGAGCAATCACAGTCTGAGGTATTCTAACATGGCTGAGAAGCTGAAACACAATCTTGCCATTGCTACATACATTCGTAAGGCCATTCGGGCTGGTGTAGCAATGAAGGTTATCCTTGATAACATCCAGAAGTATGATGGCGCTCCTTCTAGCATGAATGGGATGTATAGCGCATATCGCAATGATATTGCAGAAGCCCGTGCAACAATCCAAGAAGAAGTTGGTTCTGTTGTTGTTGCTAAAGCCCTTGAAGGTGATATGAAAGCTGCTGAACTGTTCCTTCGTTCTAAGGCTGGCTGGAACCCGACCATTAAGGTTGAAGAAGTTGATCCCGAAGAAGTTAAAGAAGACACTGGCGCTATTGATGATCTGCTGGCACTTCTGGGTCGTAACAAAAAAGAATAAACAATGAGTAAGAATGGTCTTAAGATTCATGCCGATGATCTGAGGGCAATGGGCGAAGACCTTGAAAGTTTGTTGTTGCAACTTGGCCCTGCCAAAGCTGAAGAACTAATGTACACTTGGGAGTTTTGGGCTAGACCCCAACAGATTGCTCCCGAAGGTGATTGGAACACATGGTTTATTAATGCTGGTCGGGGTTTTGGTAAGACCCGTGCTGGTGTTGAATGGGTTCGTGGTAAAGTAAAGCAGGGTTACAAACGCATTGCTGCTATTGCTGCTACCAACTCTGACATTGAACGTGTTATGATTAATGGTGAATCAGGGTTCTTGGCTCGTTGTTGGACAGGTGACAAAGACCACAAAGGTCGTCCACTTGGTAAACCTGTCTGGTCTCCTACCAAACGTCTGTTGACTTGGGAGAATGGTGCATATGTACAATTCTTCTCTGCCGAAGAACCTGAACGTCTTCGTGGACCTCAGTTTGAAGCTGCTTGGTGTGACGAACTTGCTGCTTGGAATCGTGACCGCGACACATGGGACATGCTCCAATTTTGTCTTCGTCTTGGTAAGCACCCCCAAGTCTGTGTGACAACAACCCCTAAGCCGACTAAGTTGGTCAGGGACATTATGAAGAACCCTAAGACAACGATTACTTATGGTTCTACCTTTGATAACTCAGCAAACCTTGCTAGTACCTATCTTGAAGCTGTCAAAAGCCAATATGAAGGTACACGCCTTGGTCGTCAAGAACTCTATGCAGAGGTCTTGGATGAAGCCTCTGGCGCTCTATGGAACAGACAACTTCTTTCTCAATGTGAAGTCGAAGTTGATGACCCTGTAGAATTTGCTCAGACACTTGCTCGTGTTGTTGTTTCAGTCGATCCGGCTGTTTCATCAAATGCTGAAAGCGACTTGACAGGTATTGTTGTTGCAGGGCAGGACATCAATGGTGTCTGCTACATTCTTCAAGATGCAACTGACCGCTTCACTCCCGAAGGTTGGGCTGCGAGAGCCATCGAACTCTATCACCAATACGGGGCTGATAGAATAGTGGCAGAACGCAACCAAGGTGGTGAGATGGTGAGGTACACCTTCAAGACCGTTGACGAAACTATTCCTATTAAACTTGTCCATGCCTCCCGTGGTAAGTTTGCCCGTGCTGAACCTGTGTCGTCTCTCTATGAACGTGGCAGAGTAAAGCATGTTAGGGGTTTAGACCTTCTTGAAGATCAAATGGTCCAATGGTGTCCGTTAGGAAGTATTGGTTCTCCAGATAGATTAGACGCTATGGTTTGGGCGGTCACAGAACTTGCTCTCAAAGGTATCTCTAAACCAGAACTTAACTTGGCCTATTCTGATGCGAAAGGTCTTCTTAGCCGAATTTAGGTAGTGAAATGAAGAAACTCTCGGAAACAGCTTCCAAGATTGAACTCGGCGTGTATGGTAAAAACACATACACGGGTGACATTCGTGCCGACGAGTTTCTTCAAGAACTCCGTGGCAAAAAGGCAATTCAAAAATACCGTGAAATGCGTGACAACAACGCTATCATTGGCTCTGTCATGTATGCTGTCGAACAGACACTCCGTGATGTGAAGATTAATGTTGTTCCTGCTAACGACAGTGAAGAAGCAAAGAAAGAGGCTGACTTCCTTAAATCCGTATTGGATGACATGGACCACAGCCTTGATGACCATATCTCTGAGGCTTTGTCGTATCTGACTTATGGCTTCTCTTGGTTTGAGATTGTTGCTAAACGCCGTGAAGGTGACGCACGGTCCCCCAAGAAAAACTCTAAGTACAACGATGGTCGTATTGGCATCAAGAAACTTGCTATTCGAGCGCCTTGGACAGTTAACCGTTTTGAAGTTGACCTTGAATCTGGTGAAGTCCTTGGCATGTATCAGGATGTTGTTTGGGGTAAAGCCCCTACAATGATCCCTGTAGAAAAATCTCTATACTACCGCACTACAAGCCTGAACAATGATCCCTCTGGTCGGTCGGTTCTACGAAATGCTTACACCTCTTATGTATATCTCAACAAAATTCAAGGTTATGAAGCCGTTGCTATTGAACGAGAACTTCATGGTGTCCCTGTTGGGCGTATGCCTGCTGAATATCTGAGTGGTGATGCAACAACAGACCAAGCGAACCTTCGTGGACAGTTTGAACGTATCCTTCGTGACTTGAAGAACAACGAACAAGGTTATGCTCTGCTGCCTTCTGACTTGTATGTTGATGCAGATGGAAAACCCACTAATCAACGTCTGATGGATATTGAACTCATTACTGCTAATGGTTCTCGTTCTATTCAAATTGACCCTGTTGTTAAACGCTACCAACACGATATTGCTCGTAGTTTGATGGCCGAGTTCTTGATGCTTGGTTCTTCCTCTGGCGGTTCCTATGCCCTGTCCAAAACTAAGACAGACTTGTTCCTTCGCAGTCTTGAGAGTTATATCAACGTAATTGTTGACACTCTTAACAAGCAATTGGTTGAACGTCTTTGGCAACTTAATGGTTTGTCGTTTGATACTATGCCGAAGTTGGTTGCTGGTGATGTTGCTCCCCACGATCTTCGTGAGATTGCAGCCTTCCTGCGTAACATCAATGGTGCTGGTATTGAAGTTAAGGATCAACCCGCCCTTGTTGAAGACCTCTTTAGTATTGCTGAACTCGAATTTGATCGTCCCCTCTATGAGGAACAAATCAATAAACCAAAGGAACAGGTAAATGGCAACCCTCAATGATCGTGTATTCGATAACGGCCTGACCGTTCTTGATACAGAAGCCAACAAAATCACAATCACTTCTCAAGAAGTTACGACATACACCGAGGGCAATGCTACCTATGCCCTTGGTAACTCCACTTCGATTAGTATCTCTGCCCCTGCTGATCGTACTGGTGGTGGTCGTAAGGTTACTGTCTCGGCCATTACTAATGGTTCTGTTACAGGAACAGGTACAGCCACTCACTATGCAATTCTGGATACGGTGAATAGCCGACTGCTTGCTACAGGTTCTCTGACTTCGTCTCAGGCAGTTACTTCCGGCAATACATTCACACTGTCTGCTTTCGACATTGGTATCCCTGACCCCGTTTAAGGTGAACTAAATGACTTTCCTCGCCAATAGAGCAAAGATGACTACAGCCACTACAGGCACAGGCACAATTACTCTTGGGTCTGCCTCTACAGGTTTTCAGTCCTTTGCTTCGGCGGGGGTTGTCAATAGCGAAAGGGTCCGTTACGTTATTGAAGATGGCAGTGCTTGGGAAATTGGTACAGGTGTCTACACATCTTCTGGCACTACACTTTCTCGAACACTAATCCAATCTAGCACAGGTTCATTGCTTAATCTTTCTGGTTCTGCTGTTGTCTATATCACTGCAATTGCTGATGACTTCTCTGGTCCTGAATATTGGATGATGTTGTCATCTGATTACACTCTTACTAGTACAACTTCTACACAAAAGTTGTTCAATGCTACCACAAATGGTGCCTTGTCTCTTGATGTTGGGGTTTATGAATATAAGGCGATGCTGCGCCTGACTAACATGTCATCAACCACTGGGAACTTGCAATTCAACGTGCTTGGCGCTGGAACTGCGACAATTAACTCAAATTCGCTCAACACGACTGTTGGTGCTGACGTTGCTGGCGCAATCACGGTTCCAAGCGCACTTTCAGGCGCAGTTCTGACGGGGACAACGACATATGCCTCAGCCGTAACTGCGGGAACTGGGGTGACATTCCAAGGCAATGTTTCAGGTGTTTTCCGCGTCACAGCATCCGGAACGATCATTCCATCTGTTGCTCTTGTTACTGCTGCTGCTGCGACTGTCGTTGCTGGGACATATTTCACGATCAAGCAGCGGTCCACGATCAGCACTGACACTTATGCGGGGGCATGGACATAATGGAACCTGTCGTCAAAGCTAAAGTAATTGATGGGGTTGTTGTTGAGGCTTTTCTTGTTTGGGATGTCCCTGAACATTTGAAAGACTGGACTACCGCCCCTATTGAAGTCGGACCCAATTGGACCTACGATGGTGAGGTTTTCTATCCCCCTTCGGAGTAAGTAAATGCTTGGTTTTGCCCCTCTCGCCTCAATTACACTTGGTGATGATGGGGCAGCTTCTAACGTAATAGACCTTTTTGCAAATACTATTACAACAGGAAGTCCTGTAAACGGTACTACTGCCGTTGTTCAGGAACAAGTACTGCTTGCTAATGGTCTTGTTACAGGCAGTCCAACAAACGATACTACTACACTTTTACAGAATACTTCGTTTGTTGCTCAAAATATCACAACTGGTAATCCTACAGTTGGAAGCGCTTCTGCTGTTATCTTTACTGCGCTAACTGCAAACAGCATCATAACAGATAACCCAACAGTTGGTACAACTACACTAACCGTTGTTCAAGCATCTATCTCGGCTGACAACATTACTACTGGTCAGCCTGTTGTTGGAAGCACTACGCTCCAATCTACACACCTTCTGTCTGCACAAGGTATCACAACTGGTAATGCTTCTGTTGCATCAGCAAGCATTGCTCAGACCAACGTGCTGGTGTCTGCGGGTATCACCACTGGTCAACCAACACTTCAGTCTACACATTTAATAGAAAATAACGCTCTTTCTGCAACTACCCTTGTCACTGGTAGTCCAACAGTAAACAGCCCAGATATTTCTATTCAATTTAACCTGTCTTCCACATCTATCACGACAGGTTCACCTAGTGTATCTGCTACAACACTAGCACAACAGTACAACTTCTCCTCTGTAAGCATCACTACAGGTTACCCGGCTGTTCAATCAACGATCTTGGTAGTTAACCATATTCTTTCTAGTGATCCTATCACAACTGGTAATCCTACAGTTGCCAATGCGTTCCTGAACGCTTCCCGTGTAAGGGTTGTGTCGGTTACAGGTAACTCGGATAACATGGTTGATATTCAAGAGTTGTACAATGATGCTTTGATTGTTGATGGTGGTAATGTAGCCAATGTGACAGATAAGTCTAATACTCAATCTGTTGCTGGTTCTATCAACTCTGCCACAGTTAATTCTGAAAATAGGGCTGTATGATGGCTTTCACGATTAAACAAAACGACACATCGCCAGCTATTCAGGCATCCCTTAAAGACTATAATGGCAATCCCGTTAGCCTTGTTGGTGCAACTGTTCGATTTCACATGAGGTCCTTTGAAGGGACTATCAAAGTGGATCGTACAATGACTATCACAAGTGGTACAAATGGGATTGTCACTTACTTCTGGCAGGCTGGTGATACTGATACCGCTGGCACTTACTACGCTGAGTTTGAAGTAACTTACTCAGACTTGTCTGTTGAAACCTTCCCTAACAACGGCAGTATCGCTATTACCATTACCCCGGAGTTGAACTGATGCCTTGGGGTAAGTTAAACTTCGAGAACAACTACTTCGCTATTGCAAAAGGTGAAGTTGCAGATAATTCTGTTGTTTTCATCAGTGGTGCCAGTTTCAACACAAACACTGCGTCTGTTCCTGAGACAGTTTGGAATGTTGGTGGCGCATACCCTTGGTCTGCTTGGAACGGCGGAAATAAGCGTCTTTATCTGGTTAGCACAAGTGCTTCTGATAACTATCAAGTTCTTTTGAATGGTTTGGATAACGACTATAATCCAATCTCTGAACTTGTTACTCTTAATGGTACGACACCTGTAGCAACTTCACTTTCTACCTACAATCGTCTTAATAGTGCAATCTACATTGATGGTAATTCTGCCAACATTGGTGACATCACAATTAAAGTTGGTAGTTCTTCTGGTACAACAGTTGGCATGATTTCTGCCTACCAAGGCATTACGTCAATGTCAATTTACACTGTTCCTGCTGGACACACTGCTTTCAGCACATACGGGGACTTTTCTTGCAACAAAAACGAAGCTGCGCGATTGGCTGCACGTTGGCGTCTGTATGGAACCAGTTTCATCACTGTGTATGCAACTGAAATCTATCAACAGTTTATTGTTGCTACACCTCCCGTCCCCGGTGCTATCCCTGAAAAGACGGATATTGATAATCAAATCTTCTTGGTTTCAAGTAACGGTACTAGGGTTTACTCAAACCAACAACTTATCTTGGTGAAGAACAATGCCCTACGCAACTAACTCTGATTTGCCTAAAGCAGTTCGCTCTAAACTTTCTGCTCACCAACAAGATGTGTTCAGGAACGTCTTCAACTCCATGATGGGTGAAGATGGAATGACTGAAAGCCGTGCTTTTGCTGGTGCATGGTCTAGGGCTAAACAAGCAAGTGTAAACAAAGCCTTGTATCAAGGTAAAGAAGTTGAACTTGACAAACCCTTCCGTCTCCCTGCTGGCTCCACTAAGAAGTTTGGTGTTTACGTCAAGTCTGGTGATAAAGTCAAGAAAGTTACCTTCGGTGATCCTAACATGGAAATCCGTAGGGACGATCCACAAGCCCGTTCAAACTTCCGCTCTCGCCATTCCTGCGATACTGCAACAGATAAGACATCTGCACGTTACTGGTCTTGTCGTATGTGGGAAGCCGATACTTCTGTCACTGATATGACAAAGGTGAGCATCGAAGGTCAAATCCTTAAACAAGATAGCGAAGAACGTCTTGTCTATGGCTGGGCTTATGTCTCCACAGATAAGGGTAAGATCAGTCTGGATCATAGTGGCGAGTTTGTTCGTCCTGATCAGATTGCTAAAGCTGCTACAAACTTCATGCTCTCCATGCGTACTGCAAAACGTATGCACTCTGGTGGCAAGATTGGTGAAGTTGTTCATTCGATGCCTCTGACAGATGAAATCTCAAAGGCACTTGGTATTCAGTCTGACCGCGAAGGCTGGCTTGTTGCGATTAAAGTCTACGACGATAAGGTGTGGCAAGATGTTAAAAGCGGTAAACTCGCGGCTTTCTCTATTGGGGGCCGAGCCTTGAAGGAGATGGTGTAATGCCCACCGAACTCGTAAACTTGGAACTTGAAGAAGTTTCCTTGGTTGACATGGGTGATGACCCTCTCGCCAAGGTCGCTATCTTTAAGCGTAACCCAGAAGGGGAAGACATGGAAGAAGATATTGAGAAGGGTATCTCCATCGAAATTGAAATCAAATCTCCTGAAGAAGAAATGATGGAAATGCAAATGGAAGCCCAACAAGAAGCGCAACAACCGATGGCTAAAGTTGATGCTTGTGCAAACTGCACAGACCCGACTTGCACTGGTTGTGACGGTACTATGACTGAGGCGGATAAAGCCTGTGGTGATAAGCCGATGCGTAAATCGTGGAAAGCGGAAGCCCTTGAACTTGAAGAAGTCAACAAGATGCTTCTGGAAGAAATCGAAACTCTGAAAGCAACAGTCGCCTCTATGGAAGCTGAAGCAATCGAGAAGGCGAAGCCTAAAGAAGAAATGATCGAAGTTGAAGGCGAAATGATTGCCAAGTCGGCTGTGCCTGCTCCGATCCTTAAAAAACTAGAAGATATGCAAAAGGCTGCTGAAGCTGAAGCATTCCGTAAACGCGCTGACGAGGTTCTCCCGAACTTTAAGGGTACTGCTGACGAGCGTGGTAAACTTTTGAAGTCTGTTGGTGATGACGCTGAACTCCTCACCCTTCTTCGCGCCGCTGATGCTGCTTTTGCTGGCATCTACAAAGAAGTCGGCAAAACTGACGCAGAAAATGACCTGAAAACTCCCACTGAGAAACTTAACGACATGGTTAAGAACTATCAAGAGGAAAAGAAGGAAAAAGACTTCCATAAAGCATATGCTGCTGTCATCAAAACTGCCCAAGGTCGCGCCCTTGTGCTTGAAACCTACAAAAAGTAAATTAAGGAGCCTCTAAAATGGCATTTACTGAACGTCTCGCTACTCGCACCATGATTTCGGGTGCGGCTCTCACTCAATTCACCTTTGTTGTTGGTCCGGCCTCGGACGGTCAGATTGACCCCGTTTCGACTGCTGGCGCTCGTGCTTCGGGCGTTGTCCTGCAATCGGCTGCTGGCGCTGGTGAAGCTGTCACTGTTGCCTATGATGGTCGTGTGACTGTTGTGGCTGCTGGTAACATCGCTGTTGGTGCTGCTGTGTCGTCCAACAACGCTGGTAAAGCGATTACCGCTACGACAGGCCATGTGATCCTTGGCTATGCCCAAGAAGCTGGTGTGTCTGGTCAGGTTATCACGATCAACCTGTCGCGCGCTGAAACCGCTGCCTAATCTAGTTAAATAAGGAATACTACAAATGGCTATGCTTACTCCGGGTGCAGTTCATATTGATGCGCCGCTGACCAACCTGACTATCGCTTTCCTGCAAGAATCGACTGGCTTTATCGCTGATCGCGTCTTCCCGAAAGTGTCGGTGTCGAAAAAGACTGACAAATACTACATCTACAACCGTGCGGACTTCAACCGTGTGGGTCAGGTGCAGGCCCGTGCGCCCCGTACACAAGCGCCGCGCGTTGGTATGTCGCTCTCGACCGATACCTATAGCACCGATGTCTTCTCGCTGGCTACCGATTTCGACTTTGAGACTCTGGCTAACGAAGATGCGGCTCTGGACATCCGCTCGGCTGGCGCTCAGATGCTGACAACCCAACTGCTGATTGACCGTGAAGTCAAGTGGGCTTCGACCTACTTCTCGGCTGGCGTGTGGGGTACTGATTGGGCTGGTGTTGCTTCGTCCCCGTCTGCTACACAAGTTATCCAGTGGTCGGACTACACGACTTCGACGCCGATCCAAGACGTTACGAAGATCATGCGTACCATCCAACTCAAGTCGGGCGGCTTCAAGCCCAACGTGATGGTTGTTGGTAAAGAAGTTCGTGATATTCTGGTCAACCACCCCACGATCCTTGCCCGCCTGAATGGTGGCGCTACTGTGACCAACACCGCTCTGGTGACGGATGCCAAACTGGCTGAAATCTTCGGCGTGGAAGACTTCATGGTTATGGAAACGGTGAAGAACACCGCTGCTGAAGGTCTGACGGAAGCTAACGCTTTCATCGGTGGCAAGTCGGTCGCGTTCTTCTATCGTCCTCGTGCTGCTGGTCTGATGGTTCCCTCGGCTGGCTACACCTTCACTTGGGATGATCTGGAAAACGCTTCGGGTTATGGTATTTCGATCAAGTCGTATCGTGGTGATTATCTCGCCATCGACGGCATTGCCGAAGTGCTGGAAGCCAACATGGCTTATGACCAGAAAGTGGTTTCGACCGATCTGGGCGGCTTCATCGCTACTGTTGTTGCCTAATTAAAAGGAGGGGAGAATGACCCGACAACTTCTCCCCTACTTCAATCCTTCCCGGCCAGTGTTTGTTAAACAAGATAACTTGCACTTGTCGGGTAAGTTTTGGAAGAAGGGCGACAGATACCCGTGGGACTTCTTCTCTGTCTCACATGACCGTATTCAACAAATGTTTTACAGTGACCAACTGTATCACGATGAAAGTCTTGAAGAAGATGCTGTTAAAAAGATTGCCATTGGTGATGGTCTAGATGACCTGACTATTGACCAACTGCACATCTTGGTTGACAACATCAACTTCAAAGTAAAGAGTAAGACAAAAACTGCAAAAGAGTTTCTGTTGAAGAAGTGTCCCAAACTTCCTAAAGATAGGGAACTTCAAATTCGTAAAATCCGTAGGTGGCGTTCTACTTACGGCGATATGGAAATCTGAGTAGAGGGCCTACCAACATGTCTTGGTCGTATGATCCAAATAACCTTAATACTACCTCTGCATCTGGTAGGCTCAATACTGTACGATTGATTATCGGTGACACAGATAGTTCTGATGAACTTGTTCAGAACGAAGAAATTGCATTTGCTCTGTCTCAAAGTAACGACAACGTGTACTATGCTGGTGCCTTGGTTTGTCGTTTGGTTGCTGCTAAGTTTAGCCGATTGGTTGACACTTCTCTTGATAATGCCATTAGTGCAAAGTACAGCACAAGGGCTAAACAGTATCAACAACTTGCTGTACAGATTGAAAATCAAGCCAAGAAGGCTTCCGGTAAATCCATTGGTGTCTTTGCTGGTGGTATCCTTCGTGGCGATATGTTTGAAGCTAACGAAGACCCTACACGGGTTCGTCCTGCTTTTGGTGTGAACCAGTTCGATAACGTAGAGGCAGGCGGTACATTTATCCCTGATCAACCTGATGGCATTTGATACATATACCCTAAACATGCTGCTTAAAGAGCATGGTACAAACATTACTCTCAGGAAACAAGACGAGAGTGCATACAACAATGACACTGGAACTATCACAACAACAGCTACAGACTATACAGTTAGGGCTTACTTCTTCGACTTCAAGATTGATGAAATCAACTCTGACTCTATCTTGAACGGTGATCGTCGTGTTGTTATCAGTTCCAAACTGACCAATGGCTCTGCAACCCCTAAACCTAATCCTACAGACCAACTTGTTAGTGGTGATGATCTTCTGGACATTATCAAAGTCTTTGAGGTTAGGTCTGGTGACAAGGTTCTGTTCTATACTGCACAAGTGAGGGATTGATATGGCACTAAACAGGGGTATTGGCGTATCTTTTACGGATAGGCTTCGTAAGGTACAACAAGATGTCGATGACATTAGAACCCTGTTCTTGAAGAACTTGGCAGAGGAAGTCATTAAGAGTTCTCCTGTAGATACGGGGACTTATGTAATGTCTCACAATGTGTCAGAAGTCTCTGCTGCTGGTCAATTCACAGGTAATATCCGATACATTGGCCCACCTAATCAAAACAAAGAGGCTATGCAATCAGAGGCTTTAGTAAAAGTCTTTGCTCAAATTGATAGTCTTCCTAAAGGTCAAACCAAAGTTAGCTTATCTAACAACTCTGCCCATGCTAACATTGTCGAGACAGGCGGTAAGAACTGGAATAAACCCGGATATTACATCTATGACACTGCCAAGAATAGGGTACCAATCCTATTTAAACAGGCTGAACAACAAGTGAAGGCAAGGTAATGACCATCATCAATAACCTCAGGGCTTGTCTTGATACACACCTTTCTGGTACTGTTGGGCTTCCCTCTATCGCAAGACAAAACGTCCCTTTCAAACCTACTAATGGCGTGTCTTACGTTAAGTCAACCTTTGTTCCCACTTCTGTTCGACCTGCTGTACGGGGTCTTAGCCCTCAAAAGCGGTATGATGGATTGTACACGGTTTTAATCTGCACTCCAGAAGGCCTAGGCTCTGGCGCTGGATACGACTACGCAGACCTTCTATTAGACAGATTCGCTGCTACAACAGACATCAGCTACACAGACCCATCGACAGAAGAAACCATCATTCTTTCTATTGATTACTCAGAAGTCAGGACAAGTTTCCTTGACGCCCCCTTCTACTGCACACCTGTTACCATTGCTTGGTACATTTATCACTGATAAAGGAAACTGAATGACAGAGAAGGTTTGCACTCGTTGTAAGATAAGTTTACCTTTGTCAGAGTATTCAAAACGAAAAGATATCAAGTCTGGCTTAAGTCCAAGGTGTAAAAAGTGCAGTAGTGATACACGACCCTCACGTGCAGGGAGTGAAAAGGTTGCAGATTACTGGCAGAAGTACTACTCTGAAAATTCTGACCGGCTTAACCAAAAATACCAAACCAACCCTAAAATAAGAGAATACCAACTAAACAGGTATCGGCAAAATACAGAAAAACTCAATAAGCAACACGAGGCTTATAGAAAAAGCAACCTAGATAAGTTTGCTGCCAAAGAGGCTAAAAGAAGGTCTAGGAAACTTAATGCAACACCACCTTGGTTAACCAAGATTCATCTCATAGAGATTGAAAATTTCTATTGGTTGGCTAAAGACTTGGAAACTGTTACAGGTCAAACATATCATGTTGACCACATCGTACCCCTTCAAGGAAAGACCGTGTGTGGACTTCATGTCCCTTGGAATCTCCAAGTCTTGCCTTCTGATATAAATCTTTCTAAAAACAATAGATTCAAGGATTAATAATATGCCTCTATCTCAAGGTAGCCGTTCTGGCCTCTCGTATGTTGCTGAAACAACTTTCGGCACGACCCCTGCTACGCCGTCTCTGATCCAACTTCCGTTCACGACACATTCGCTTGATCTGACTAAAGATCGTGTGACAGGTAATGACATTCAACCTGACCGTATGCCTCGCGTGGATCGTCATGGCAACCGTACTGCTTCAGGTGACATTGTTGCGGACCTTCGTAAAGCTGATTTTGATCCGTTCCTTGAATCGGCGTTTATGTCTACATTCTCGACCAATACCCTGAAGATTGGTACTACACCTAAGTCGTTCTCCATTGAAGATGCTGCTACAGACATTACTCAGTTCCGCCTGTTTACAGGTATGACTGTTTCGTCTCTGGCTGTTTCGATCAAGCCTAACCAAATGGTTACGGGTACGTTCAGCATGATTGGCAAGAATATGACAATCTCTGGTACGTCTGTTGACGCAGTTAAGACTGCCGCTTCGACTAACCAACCGTTTGACGCTTACTCTGGCACACTCAAGATTGCTGATGCTGGTGGTGTTCTGGCTTCGTCTGCTATCGTGACAGGTTTTGATTTCTCCATCAACAACGCTCTGGCTCCTACTTTTGTTGTTGGTGCGAATACAACTCCGCAACTTGAGTATGGCATGGCGACGGTTGAAGGTACGATTACTGCCTACTTTGAAGATGCTGCCCTGATTAACCGCTTCCTGAACGAAACTGCTACCGCTCTGGAAGTTTCTGTGGATGACCCCACTGGTTCTTCTGACTACACCTTCCTGTTCCCGCGAGTTAAGATCAATGGTGCCTCGGTTCCTGTTGACAATCCGACTTCGCGTATCATCACTCTGCCGTTTGTTGCTCTGTACGATACAACAGAAGCCACGAACATCAAACTTACACGCTCTGTGTAAGGCCTAATCCTCCTTGTGAGGTAGGGTGGGCTGGCTTGTCGGGGGTTGGCTCACCCGCTATGATTTCCCCGATAATATCACTGTAGATCATAAACTTAAAATATAACTTATAAGTCATAAATGAACACTTAAATACGCATATGCGTCATTTATGGCACATAAACTATCCCCACATAGGACATACCCGACATGGACCTTTCTAAACTGATCCCCACTGACGACACTATTGTTGTCACTCTGAAACACCCTCTGACTGAGGAAGCCCTTATCAAAGATGATGGTAAGGAAATGACGATTACTGTTTATGCCCCTCACTCTGCTACATATAAAGCCGTTGTGCATGAACAGACTAACAAGCGTATCCAGATGGCTTCTAAAGGCAAGAAGGTAACTTTTACTGCCGAAGACATCGAGGCTGCTACGCTTGACCTTTTGGCAAAGACTACCAAAGAGTGGAACATCCAACTTAATGGCAAGTCTCCTAAATTTTCTGTTGCTGAAGCTGTTGAACTTTACAGCAAACTCCCGTGGCTTAAGGCTCAGATTCTTGAAGCGCAAGAGGATTTCTCCGCTTTTTTGAAGGCTTAATCCTTGATCTAGAGGAATATGCAGAGTGGGATTTCAAACTCTCCATTCCTGACAAGAACGGCGTTACTGAGAGAGAACACTTACAAGAAGTGGAAAAGCAGTCTGGACGAACTCCATTAGCGTTCAGGGTCCAGAGTTCCCTGAGTTATTGGAATACGTCTGGGCTGCTTTTTTGTTGCTTAATCAGACCCGTGGTCAAGGTTTCAGTGGACCATTGCCTATCAGTTATCAAGAAATTGAGTGCTGGCAAAACTTAACACACAACAAACTGTTGCCTTGGGAAATTGAGGCAATAAAAAGACTTGATGCAATTTACTTGAGGGTTGTTAGCAAAAATGGCTGATCTTGTTATTACTACAGACTATTCTCAGGTCAATGATCTGAACAATGCCCTCAAGTCCACTGACACAATCTTTGTTAAAGCTGTTGATTCGATTGTTCGAGAGAGTAACCGTTTCAACCGAGTTAATAAAATTCTTGCTAAGACTACAGAAGAAACTCTTGCTGTTGTTAGTAAAGCAGAAGAAATTGTTGCTGCAAAGATTCAGAAAGAGACTGACAAACGTGAAAAAGCAAGGAAAAGGGAAGCAGACGCTGCTGAACGAGAAGCTAAACGTATTGAGGCTGCTGCAAAGAAGGCTGCTGATGCAGAGGCTAAAGTGATTGCTGCACAAGAGGCTGCTGCACAAAAAGCTGCACAAAAGTCCGCGACTAACCGTGCTGAAACAGCTTTCTCCCTTGGTATGCAAAAAGCTGGCGAAATTGCTAAACAAGAGCAAGAGATTGAACGTCTTCGTCAGAAGTATGACAAAATCTATGCAGCTTCGCGTCTGTATGAATCTTCTCTTGAAGAACTTAACCGCGCACATATGCTTGGGGTCACTTCTGTTAAACAACATGAAGCGGCTGTTGAACAACTCAACATGGAGTATCAACAGTTTGCAAGTTCTGCTGAAGGTGCCTATATTGCCAACAATCGTTTCAGTCAGCATATGAATGAGACTGGCAGAGGTCTGAACAACTTTGGTTTTGTTGCACAACAAGTTGGCTATCAGGTTGGTGACTTTTTTGTCCAAGTTCAATCTGGAACAAATGCTTTTGTTGCTTTTGGACAACAGGCTACACAGCTTGCAGGCTTGATCCCCGGTATTGGCGGGGCTATTGCTGGTATCGGCATTTCTATTGCAACAGCTTTCTTATCTGCATATACTAGAACAAGTGAAGCAGTTGAAGAAGCTAAAAACTACAAAACCGTTCTTGAAGATATTTCAAATGCAACACAAGATTTGACGCTTCAAAGATTGTC